GATAAAGTATTGGAACTGCGTGAAGTGGCAGAGAAGATGATGAGGCAGGACACACCTTACTGCTTAGAGATTCACGCATTAGCGGTGGATATTATTGAAGGACTAAACCTAATGGAGGAGGCACTATGAATAATCTCATCAAAGAGGCGTTAGAAATTGCCATCAGTAATTGGGAGTACGACGGAGAATACGACAAAGTAAGCGAGGCAGTAACACTAATCAAGGAGGCAGAAGGAAATGAATAAAGAATACTATCAAGCAAAGGCAGACCTATGTCAGAAGTTAGCAGTCGAGGCTATGACAGAGGGAGACAGCAAGACAGCAGGAGATAACCTGATCCGTATGGTGAATGCCTTGAACCAGATCAACCTAATCAATTACAAAGAGGAGAAAGACAATGCCTAAGTATAAAGTTAGATACACAATGGAAAGTTGGTACGAGGTGGAGATCGAGGCTGACGATAGACAAGATGCGCGAGCAAAGTTTGACGCGTTTGATTATCACGACAATAGTAAAGAGATAGGTAGTGAATTACAGGACTCTGTAATTGTGGAGGAGGTCAAATGAAACTCATCAATTTCTATGAGGTTATGAACTACAAGGGTGACATTGAATGGGGAGGGGCGAGCGCGAGTGAGGCTATCAAGTGGTTTCGTAAGGGCTTCAACAACTCTATCTTTGTATCAGTATGGAATGAGGAGGACATAGAGGAACCCGTCCTCGTCACCGATAAGATAGAAGTCACTAACCTATTGCTTTCCCTGCTGGTGAGTGAGAGGGAAGAGTACTACCCCAAGCCCAAGAAAGAGTGGGCGAGCAAATGATACTGGGAACTGTAATCGTCTGTGTTCTTGTCTATTTACTCATAGTGTGGGAGCATAAGGTCAATGAATCAGATCGTTAGGCGCAAAGAGTCAGCCGAAAGGCGAGCCGTGCGAGTCCGTAACTACCAGAGGGCGAGGGCGAGAGCGTTTGTGCGCCTACGCAAGGCATACCCCGACCAATACAGAGAGTTTCTGGAACAGGAGAAGGCTAAAGATGAGGCTAATGGAAAGGCGTGGCTGGATATTGCTGGCACTACCGCTAATGACTCTAGTGTTTCTCTTTCTACACACAGACAAGACCTATCACTTAGACCCACGCAAACCAACAGAGATGAGCAGGACGAAGGCTACTTGGGAGGAGAAGAATGAGAACAGAAAACTGGCAAAGCAATTCGCGTGGGTTGCGTTTGGTTGGCGAGGACGAGAGTGGCTCTGCCTCCACGATTTATGGACCCGTGAGAGCAGGTTTGACCACTTCGCACAGAACCCACGATCAAGTGCTTTCGGAATTGCTCAACTCCTTGGAGAGAGAAGTCGAGAGCCTGAACTCCAAATACTGCGAGGCTTACGTTACATTGGTGAGCGTTATGGAACACCTTGTAAGGCTTACAAGTTTGCTCTCAAGCACAACCACTACTAAGATAGAGAACTACTAACTCGTTCCTTATCCTTTCGAGTCAGTAGTATAGAAGCCCTTGCCCTTGAACGTAATGGCAGGGGCTTCATACTTTCTACTCATAAATGTATGGCAGGTAGAGCAGGTGGGAGAGGACGCTTCTGCGTGGATAGATCTCTCAATATCGTATTCAATTTTACAAGTGTCACATTTATATTGATAAAGCATTGAGTATTTCTTTCCCTAATTCGTAAGGCACTCTAGATCTTTCTTTAGCACCCTTGAGTCCTTGAGTTCCTGTCCTTGCTCCTCTTGGTGCTGCCTCGTGGCAGGGTTGTCCATTCTTACACATAATTCTTGGCTTCCAATTAGGGACAACTCCCCATAAATCAGTAGGTTTCATACGAGTATCACCATACTGACAATAGGTGACTGTATTACGTGGTAATCCTGCCACAACTGGTAACTTACGCAGAACACCTCTAGGATTTTCTACAATCCAACCGCGAATAGGATTTAGTTCTTTGATAAGACCTATGGTGTGAGCCACTAAATCTTGACTTAGTTTTGCGAACTCCGTCTTTGGTATATATGCCCTAGTTCCGCCAGTCCAGTGATAACCCATAGACGCAACCGAAAAGGCCGTACAGGGAGGAGAAGCCCAAATAAAATCAGGCTGACCATACTTGGAAAGAAGATAGTCTGCCGTAAGGTTCATAATATCTGCGTGTTCTGTTGCTTCAAAACCCTCATCTAATTCAAACTTATAGACAGTATGACCAGCATCTTCAAAGGCTTGAGTAGAAGATCCCGTGCCTGAAAAGAAATCAAATACAATCATACTTCTAGTTGATCCACAGGTACGCGCCAGCCGTCAATAGAAGGATCGGCAAACTGCTCTATCATATATTCATCAGCCTGAAACTTGCCATAGATTTCAACGAGTGAGAAGTACTCATCATCAAGTACCTTCGCACCTACAACTGTGCGTCCAGCATCTTTCTTCCAGAATGGGATAGCGCTCTGCGTTCTGATAGTGCGTACCTCAAGGTCACCCACGTCAGAGATATTCTTGCGAGCCTTGTGTAATTCATTAGGATACCAAGGCATATTCCAAGCGAGGTTGTAGTGGCGAGCGACTGCCCACTCTGCTACGTTCGCTCTGATATTGGCGAGGATCTCAGGTTCTAACTTACCGAACCTTTTACCAGCAGCGTAGTTTGGTCTATCTTCAGACCCGAACTTGACTAGCCAACGTTCAACAGCGACGAGAGTACAAACTCTCACCTCTGCTTGGGAAAGTTGTATGACTATTGCCAAGGGCTTTCGCCTCCTATATGGTTTTGTAGTTTGCGTAGTGCTTGGTTGCACTTACGATCAGCAGTAGAGATAGCACACTCTAAGTATTCAGAGATGAGTTGAAGAGTGAGGTTGTCGTGGAATCGAAGGCGAAGTATCTCTTGGTCTGCCTTATCTAATTTCTCATAGGCTTTCTTGATATCTACCAGCGTAGCCAATAGGTTGCCACCTTCAGCAGGGGCAGAGGGCTTACGAGGTGTGCCATCATTGACAAGGATTTGGCTTTGTTCTAGTGAAGTATTGTTGATAGCACTCTTGATAACGAAAGGTAATAGTTGAGAGATAGTAACTGTGTCATAGTACGCCTCATCGTTGAGATGATAGCCAGACCTAGCGGCCTTCTCCTTACGAGCATAACGCTCTAGATGTCTGCGTATCTGCCACGCTACCTTCTTCTCGTTCCACTTGCGCTGAACCTCAGACTCATCACTAAGCATCTGGTTGAAGTGATCAGCGCGTGAGAGAACAAAAGCCCACGCCTCTTGTAACAAGTCAGCCTTCTCTGTGTGTGCTCTGAACCTGCGGTGGATACTAGCAACCACCGAAGGAACTAGATCATCAAGGGTTGGATGTAGTTGATTGGTCATTGGCTCTCTTATTCATCTCTTCTACGTATCGGTCAGCCTTTTCACGTTTCTTTCTAGCAATTTCTTTACGGCGTTGGTCTGCTTTGTACCACGAATACTTCTCAGTCATTGGGTAACTCAGGCCAAGTCTTGTCCAGTACCATCATTGCGATAGCAGAATAGTTGAGCAGATCTAAGAAGGAATCTCTGAGGCTTTCGTTGCTGGGAGATACGTCGCTATCAATGAGGTTATTGATGCGAGCCACTTTGTCCCACATACGCACGCGGAGTCCGTTGAGTGGGCCACCTGGAGAGTGAGCGATGTTCTTCGGGCCGTAATCGTGATGCTTGCGGATGAGCAGATTTCCTGCGGTATCAAGTATTCGCCAGACATCTCTGATGAACTCGTCATTTATTTTCTTACGGGCATCGGCTGACAGGTTATCGTCCCAGCCTTGTAGTCTATCGAAAGTATTATCATCCCCATATCCATCAATAATTTTGCTGCCTCTTGGAGAGACTGGTTCTTGTTCACTCACTTCACTCCTCCTAATAGATTTGCTAGTTCTTCTGGACCACGTTGTAGGTACATCTCATTGATGTCCATACCTAAAGGTAAGTTTACTATCACAGAGTTCACAACCTCGGACGCAACGCGCTTAGAGAACTCTGCTCCTGGATTACTTCCATCTTCTTTCACATCGTTATCGCCTACTACATAGACAGTATCAAAGCCAGTCAGTAACTTGGCATAGTGTGGTTTCCACGCAGCAACACCAGGAACTCCCACTGCTGGGATACCTAGAACTCCTGAGACGATCACACAATCCAACTCACCTTCGCATACCACGATATGAGATGAGTCAATAGTTACATCACTGACGTTATACAGGTGTAGTTTCTGCCCTGTGGGTTGCCCATACTTAGGCTTGCCATCATCTATTCTTCTAAACTTTACACTGGTTGCTATCCCCAAAGCCGTGATGTAGGGAATGGATAACCAACCCTCACACTGGTCGTGACCAGCAGCAGGATCAACTACTGTGCCAAGCATAAACTGCTCGGCTACCTGCTTAGATACTCCACGTCCTTCGAGATACCTTAGCGTTGCCTCGTCTATGTTTTGACTGTAACGTGTGACCGCTTCCAGTAACAATTTCGACTGCTCGTTTGACTGCATCCTTGAACTCCAGATTCTCCTTCTCCATCACCACATTGACAGAGTTGCCACCCTTGCCACACGTATGACACCAATACAGATTGTCGTACGTATTCATTACTGCGCTACGCCTAGAGTCATCGTGAATACAACACTTGACACTAGCGCTCTTGCCTTCTCTTACTTCCCCACCATAATATGAAACGATGACTGCTACGGGGATTGAGTCTGCATCAACGGAGCCTTTGCCCCTTTTCGGACGAACCACCCTGGTCCAGTCTTGTGCTGGCATCCGCAATCTCCTTTACATAGGTCGTGCAACTCTTCAGACTTGTCGTAGTTGCCTTGCGAATTGAATGAAGCACCTACCTTACAATCGTTACAGATCATTCTTCTTCCTTTACTTCTTCTTTCTTTTCTACCTCAGTTGGTTCTTCTGGTAGTTGTACATCTTCTACTTTCCAAATGTTGCTACTTGTTATCTGTCCATTAGGTACTGGCATTACTTACTCCTGTCTTCTAACCATTGGTCTAGGTCTTGGATAACCCAAGCCCTCTCAATTCCGTGTTGTCTGCGTTTGACTATAACGAAGGCAGGAGGAGTCGCAACCATCCCCCGTGCCTTCGCATAGTTCTTTGCTTCTACCTGTGCTTCGTCCCAGAAGGCAGGAAGATTCATTGACTTGCGGTTCTTACACTCCAGAATATAGGTCTGACCTGCGATTATGGTAACGATGTCACCTTCGTCATTGGCCCCAGCCTTGGCGAGTCTTTCAGCAAAGTGACCAAGAGAGCGTAGATACTTCATCACATCAGTCTCAAACTTCGATCCCTTTTGTTTGTTGTAACTACTCACCGTGTCACCTGTAAGTTATCGTGGAGGTATGCCCTGCCTTGCGAGTCAGCATCACCAATCTGACACGCACCAAAGTTTGTAAATAATGTTGCCCACCGTGAAGCGTCGGCGTAGTGGGGACCAAACCGATTCTTCACGGCAGCAACCCGAAGCATTCCTTGGGAGGGGTCGTAACCAAGGGTCAGAATGACGGCAGGTAATTGACTTACCTTTCCGTGTATGGCACGACGAGGAGGCGGCATCGTGGGAGATCCATATTCACTCTGTTCTGATACGTGATGAAGCACTAGCACACAGGCTTCGGTCTTGCGTGCCATATCGTGTAACTCCATCATAATTGCACGTAGTCCAGCCCATTCATTATCTGTCTCGGCTGCTACATTCATTAGGTTATCTATCACTATAAGTTCAGGAGCGATTCCATACAGTTCGATATATGCCTTTATCTCCATCTCGATGTCATCGAGTGAAGGGCTTGAGTCGAATACCCACTGTATGTTATTCATTCCTGCTAAGTAATCCTTGTAGTAACGTGGGTTAGCCATAAGGTTTGTTTCAACTGTCACCTGTGAATGACCTGACAGATGAGCAGCAGTTCTAATCATCACTGTTGTGGTGTCAGTATCTGCTGAAAAGAAAAGTGTTGGGATGTTTGCTTTGATGGCATAGACAAGAGCGAACATAGACTTACCTGCATTGGGTGCTGCTGCAACCATACAAACTTGTCCACGTCTGAACCTGACTTTGATCTCTGATGTATCAAACGCCTTCCAGATATTGGGTAGAGGTGTAGCCTTGACGTTCGTTGATTGCCACGCACGTGAAAGCCTAAGCACTCTTATCCTCCCTCTCCTCTGGCGGTAGAACTATCCCTAGTCTTCTTCTAATTAGTTTACGCTGATGGTTC